CTACCATTTCATGACTAAGTTAATTAGTCTGTCCTGTTCATCTGTGTTCTCTTCAATCCATTCGTTTATAACGTCGTGCATTGCATCCATTGCAATATATAGTTCGCTTAAATCTACGACATGAAATGATTTAAGTGGAACATTATTCATATCCTTAACTTGTATACTGATACCGTCATGTCTCTTCATCGCAGACACTTTAAATTCGAACCCGTTAAAGTTTATAATTTTATTTTTTATCTCACCCGCTTTGTAATACATTGTTTTAGTCCTCCTTGTATTCTTCGTACTCCTCTTCGCACTCCTCGTTATCTTCTTCGTTTTGTAATTCATAAATTTTGTTTTTCAGTTTTATATTTTCTTTTTCCAATTTTTCGTTTTTTCTTTCTTCCGCAAAATACTTACCTCTGTAAGTATCTTCTTCTTTATCTTTAACAGCCTTTATTTCAATAAGTTTTCTGTACTCGTTCAATGTGATTGTTACTGTCAATTCTTGATTTGCTACAAAATTATCTTCTTCATTTCTGTATCCTGAGAAATCTTTAGTGTAATAATGTTGTTCTGTTTTAATATTTTCAGCCATAGTTGACTACCTCCGTATATTTTGATTTAATTAAGTTGTATATTTTGATGAACACTTACTGTTACTTGTTGGCGCAAGTAGCAGTTTTTTTATTCTTCATAAAAGTATTCTTTATAAAATATGAATGTTGCGATACTTGCGAATCCTGCAATTGACCATGCTGTAGTGAAGTATAGAAACGGCATGAGTACAATCGCTAAGACTGTGAAGCATAATACTGCTAATAGATAGCTTTTATAAATGTTACTCATTTTCTTTTTTCAACTCCTCCATTATTCTCTCGTCTGATAAGTCGTGATAAGGGAATTTTTTTCTAGCTAATTGGACTGGTATTCTGCCTCGTATCGCAATGTATCCTTCATCTTCAAGCTCTTTATTCAGTTCTCTTATTATTTGTCCTGCTTTGGATTTAGAAACAGATAAAATTACCGCAAGTTCTTTAGCTTGCAAACTATTTTTTATCATATCTATTCCTCCTTTAAAATAACTGTTGATTCTCTGGGTTATCTGCTTCGTAATTATCTGCAATAATACTTTTAGCGAAAAAGTCCAAACTGACCTTATATAGGTTGTTCATAGATTTCTTTACGTTAACCCCTTCCTCAAGTACATAAGGCACCCTAAAATCATTTATAAACAGTCCGTTTTCGTCTAAAGTAACGGTTGGTAATTCAGGTTTGTTCCGTCTATAAACTTCTCCTAGTGTAGGTTTTTGCTTTTCAGCTTGTTTAGTGAAGTCGGAAAATGCCTTAAGTAGTTTTATTCCTGAATCAGGATCACTGTGTCGCTCAATCGTTTCTGCTGTAGACTCTTTACTAAAATCATTCCGATTGATTACAGGCTTTCTCGTATTTCGTTCAATCTTCCAAACCTTCCACGTCACAACTGCCATTGTGATGAGGAGGGTTGTTTTATATAGTGTGTTCATTGATAATTCCTCCTATTAAGTTGTTTGAGGTGACTCAGAACCACCTCGTGTGGTATAATTGTGTTGTTGATTAAACATGCAATTTCATTTTGTCCAATTGATTTTTTTGACGACGATTTTTGTTGTAAATGTCTACTACTACAAATGGTAGACATTCTTTTTTTGTTTTAAATCCGGCATGCTTCTTATTAATCTCTAAAATAAAACCTTCGTAACCAATGTTCTGAAGTTTTTTAACCAAAAAATTTAAATCCACTTCATGCAGGTATACTTTCAATAATTTAGAGAATCCTCTTAAAATAAATGATTGATAATTCCTTGTATCCTCTCCAAAAGAATCTTTAATTATTTCCAAAACTAAACCTAAGTGGTTAGCACCATTTCCTTTGTATATTGATTGCAACGCATCATAAGCTTTGATGTAGCCTTTTGTTGGTCCGCTTTTTTCATAATCAATTTCCAACCCGACACTTTTTACCGTTTCATCTATAGCTACAGCTACCGGCTCTTTAAATCTAAGTCGTGATTTACCTTTAGAGTTTGCGTTTTTCGAAGGTCTATCATTAACTCCGTAATACATCTCAGCTTCTTCTTCAATAGTTAAGTTTTCGTGCACTGTCGCTTCTATAAATGAAATATTCAATTCTTTCAACGCTTCCACCCTATGTTGACCATCGATGATATAAAATGACCCATCTTTTCTTTTACTAACTACAATTGTGTGTAATTTTTTTGAATCAAATTTATTAACTATCTTTCTTACTTGTCTTTCTTGCACCGGTGATTGATAACTCATATCTGTCTGTAATCTGTGAACTGGTAATTGCTGGTTATACATTTATAAAATCTCCTTTTTCTATAATTTTGTTTAAAGCTTTAGAAGCCTTAACAATTTTTGATAATTCTTCAGCATCTCTTGATTTCAAGAAATTCAAAGTTAACTCTAAATCTTCAATGTTGTTTACCGCGTATAATAAGTTAGAACAGACATTTACTATGTTTGCAGCTGCAGCTTCAGACAAAGCTAAATTTGTTTCTGTTTCACTCATAGCTTCAACTTCTGCGTTCATCCGTTCTCTTCGATCTACTACTGTCGTTTGAGGTTTTTCTTTTGTTGTCGCTTTCACTTTATTTGCCTCATTTTGCTTTTCTTTAGCACGAAGTTCATCATGCGCTTTGCGAATACTTTTTTTACCTTCATCAACTTCTTTTATCGTTTCTTCGTCTGCGTTTTCATAGATGTATTTAGCTCTTGCATATGTTCGTCCACTGCCAAAACCAGAAGCCTTACCGACGATATCTCGAGTTTCTCCTTTCCGTTCCGGTCCTTGGTCCGTAACGGTGTCTTTGTTTTGTTTTAGCTTAGAAGTCTTTCTATCTTTAGCTTTTTTAGCTTCAATTCTTTCTAATTGTTTCGCGTAATCCATTCTTTCTGAATAAGTAAAAGCTTTTCGCTCTTCATTTTCACTAATTTCTATTTTGAGTTGATGTTCATAATCTTCTACGGACATAACCCTCACTTCTATTTGCCTATAATCAAGTTTCTTCATAGCTTTTAATCTTCGTTCTCCAGCTATTAATTCATAATCCGGCGTGACAACCGGCGGATTAATTAAACCCCTGTCTTCAATATCATCAGCAAGTGATGTTATATCTCCGTAATCTTTTCTTATGCGTTTGCCGACAGTTACCTTATTGATATCTATAAGCATTTAATTTACCTCCTTTTAAGATGTTTGTTTTTCTTCGACTAAAACGTATTTAAAATACGATTCATCTTTTAAAAAAATAATCTCATCAATAGAGATATCTAATGTCTTAGCAATTCTAAAAGCATCTCTAGGTTTAATCATTTCTGGGTTGTTTTCCCAAATGTTATAAGTAGACGGCGAAATGCCAAGTTTTTCTGCGAAAGATGACTGGGTGTAACCTTTTCGTTTTCGCCATTCATCTAACTTCAAACTATGTTTGATGTAGTTCATTTTTTTGCCTCCTTGTTAAATTCTGACTAAAGTATATCGTAATTAAAATGCGATTGCAAGTGTTTTTCGTAATTATTTTTAAAAATTACGTATTTTTATTTTGTTAAATCGTATTTTAAGGGTTGCAATTACGATTTTTCATAGTATAATAAAAGTGTAAAAAACATTATATATAAGGAAGGAAAACAAAATGGCTTTCAAAAATTCCATAAAAGAAATCAGATTGAACAATAGATTGTCTAAAGTTGAGATGGCTAGAAAATTAGATGTTTCCGAAGGTACTATAAGAATGTGGGAAAGTGGAAGAACTGAACCTAGAATGGGTATGGTCGAAAAAATTTCAAGTTTGTTCAATGTTTCTAAAGGTTATCTCTTAGGAGAAATTGAAGAAATTGTTTTACCAGAATTTGATAGCGAAATCGAGGTTCCATATTTCGGTAAAGTTTCTGCTGGAAATTTCGAGGAAGTTGCAATTGATAACGAAAAATTAAAAGTTCCACCATTTGCTTTTAACGGTCGTAAACCTAGCGAATGTATAGCACTAAAAATAAATGGTGATAGCATGAATAAAATACTCGCTAACGGTTCTTATATAATTGTCCATGATTATAGAAAGTCTTGTGATCATAAACTTAACAGCAATGACATCCTTGTATTACGTCTAGGTGGTGAATATACAGTTAAGCGTGTGAGACGTACTGAAACAAAACTACATTTAGACCCAGTAAGCTATTCAGATGAATTTAAAACTAATTCTTACGATTTAGATTCTATTGATGAAATCGAAGTGATAGGCAAAGTTATTTATAACTATCGAATTTTTGATTAATAGCGCCTATGTGGCGTGAGGAGGATGAGGGATGGAAGAAAATAAAACTTTAAAAGAATACTTGCGTAAATTTTTAGAAGGCTACAAATATGTAGTTGAAAACAGATACAATTATCAGTTTAGTAGCAATCCAGAAGCTTTCCCATTCATGAGAAAAGACGATTACAAGATTTCGATATTTTATCTAAGTCAATCTTTTTTTGAAGAACCTTGCATCGTCGTTATCTCAAATGACAGTAAATTAAAAGAAATATATAATTTTCGTAATATTGATATCAAATATTTGTCTAAACACTTTACTTCATACATATATGATTCTAAAAAGTATGTAGAAGAACAATCCGGATTATTAGATTTTAATAATTACATTTATTACACATCTATTTACTACGGAAAATATATCGGGACCGTAATATTACAAAACAATTTAGATTTATTTTTTAATTATGGCAAAAGATTAGCTAACGATCATTACAATACATTGATATCGAAGTCGAAAGAAAGATTGATAAACAAAGTACATGATGAAATACAACCGTTCAACCACTTAGATTTAAATAGTATGAAAGAGATTGTTGATGATATAACTTTTTCTTATCAAATAGAACAAGGATTACAAGCTTATAAAAGGGAATTGTATTTGCCAGCTGCAGCAACCTTTGCTGTTGCTATAGAAACGTTTTTAATCAAATTAAAAAAAGTTAATAAAATCAAACATAAAGACACCGATTCAACTATGTACACAAAATTATTAGGAGAATTAACTAAAGAAGGTAAAGTAAATTATAGAACCAAAAAACGGGTAGAAATTGCGTATAGTATGAGAAACATAATCAACCATTCACAAGCTGGTGCAGTAGCCAAAGGTGATTGTGACTTTCTTTTAAACACACTAAAAGACATTGTTGATGAAAACGAAAAAATATTAAGAGAATATACCAAATCAATTAATAAGACGGAATAAATAGGTATCCTTGTATTCAGATTTGATTTTTAACATAATTTGTTCATAAATTTTTAATTTAAGTTCTTGTTCATCGTCATAAATATCAAATTCACTACTATAATTTTCAACTGATTCTTTTATATAAGCTATTTCTGCGTCAGTAAATTTTACACACATTTCATCACCTACTTTTTATTTTATTATATCACATTTAGTACCTAGTACTAAATTTCGGGTAGCCCGCCTACCCTTATTATTTTTTTGCCAATTTTGAGGAGGGAGAAGCAAAATGCCAGTATATAAGAATGATAATACAGGTAAATGGTATTTTTCCATTAGATATAAAGATGTATACGGTAATAACAAACGAAAAATGAAGCGTGGGTTTGAACGTAAGAAAGATGCCAAACTAGCTGAAAGCGAATTTATACAAAATGTTAAATATGGATACTCGGACAATCAACCCTTTGAATATATATTTTTTGATCGTTTAAAAAATGAAAATCTTTCTGCACGCTCAATAGAAAAGCGAACTACAGAATATAATACTCACATAAAAGAAAGGTTCGGAAATATCCCTATTGGCAAAATCACTACTACGCAATGTACTGCTTTCAGGAATTATTTGTTAAACGATGCAGGTCTTTCTGTTGACTATGCACGATCTGTGTGGGCAGGTTTTAAAGCAGTTATCAATTACGCCAAAAAGCATTACAAGCTCTTATACGACCCCACATTATCGGTAACTCCTATTCCCAGAACAAAACCACAAGCTAAATTTATCACTCGTGAAGAATTTGATGAAAAAGTAGAACAAATCACAAATGATACTTCTCGTCAGCTAACTAGACTGTTATTTTATTCTGGTCTTAGAATAGGAGAAGCTTTAGCTTTGCAGTGGAAAGATTACGATAAAATAAAAGGCGAAATTGACGTAAATAAGAAAATCAATTTAAGTAATAGAGAAATTGAATATAATCTAAAAAAAGAAAGTTCTAAAGGGATAATACCTGTACCAAAATTAATTAGAGAGATGCTTAAAAACATGTATAATGAATCTTCTAAAAGATATAAATATTTTGACGAAAACTATTTTATATTCGGGGGGTTAGAACCTATTAGATACGTTACCTATTCGTATCATTTTAAATCTGTATTCCCGAATCTAAAAATACACCATTTAAGACACTCGTACGCAAGCTATTTAATTAATAATGGTGTAGATATGTATTTATTAATGGAATTAATGAGGCACTCTAACATTACAGAAACAATTCAAACGTACTCTCATTTATATACTGATAAAAAACATCAAGCTATGAGCATATTTGATTAA